CCAGAATTTCCCACTTACGTCAAGGACTCACTATGGAATTCACCATACAGAGCCGAGATATCTGACTTAATTAATCCGCTTTTCTCGACATTCCAGTCGATAATTTGATTTCCAATAATAATAAATCTTAACCACGTCCCGAAAAGGCTTTAAACGCCGTTCGAGCTAAGTTAAGTAATCTAAAACCAGGCTGTATATCTAATGCAGCTTGGGCCAATAAAGCTCCTAACGGATCACAAACTGATTTTACACCAGTGGCAACTGCAATATTAGATGCCGCCCCAGCTGAAATAAAAGGATTTCCTTCTATATTATATACAATCTCTATATCTACGGCACCAGAAGAATTGGCTACAAGGCCATTTCCCGCTAGTACGATATTAGTCCATCCATCTGTTAGAAGGTAGGAGGCATCGCCAGGTTGTATGTAAACAGTTGAGGTTTGACCAGTAACGTCAGTCCCAAATAGTGAATCGTTAGTGTCTCGGAAATGTAATGCCGTGGGAGAACAAAGCTTAGGAGAAATCTCATAAGTATTTTCCGCTGCATTAACGCAAGACGCTCTCATGTGGTAGGGGAGATCTACCAAGGAACCTGTATCTATCAAGCCGGTAGTAGTAACGGGAAGACCCGCATCCTGGATATATGCACTTAAAGTTGAAGTGCTCCAACTAGTACCAGTTTGACCTTGATTACCTACAGGACCACCTAGGGTTCCTACAGAAGGATGGTAAAGACCATCCTTAGGCACAAATAGTGCAGCAGTTAGTGTACCTTGAGTAACGTTGACAGATTGTGTCTGTCTAACGCGAACACCCCACGAAACCACACGATAAGATGATAATTTATTCATCAGTGCAGTCGCAGGGTTTGTATACATCGCGCTACCATAAGTGGTGCCATCCTTTGTAGTCAGAGTAGTTCCATTAGCAATGGAATTTCTTGAAGACCAAGCAACATACAAAGGATTTGGACATATAACAACATCAAAAGAGCCAAAAGAATCTACTTTTATAGTTAAGAACTCTCGGACGGCATAAGTAGCGGTAGGACAAAAATATTGATCCGGTACCCGACAACCTATAGCCGAGTCTGAGAATGGTTCAAGCAATGCTGATTTATAAGTAGAGGCTGCTTTCGACATGCTCGAGTTATATACATCCAATTGGTAACCACCTAGGGAACGTTTACTAGGTCCACTAAAGGCTGTTTCCTTGTTATTTCCCCCATTGGGCTTACTTTTCTTATTATTATTATTAGATTTGTTAGTCTTTTTATTATTTCCCACTTTAACACCCATTTTCCTTCTAATGCTCTAGACGGAGACACTAGTTGTGTTTCCGTCAAGTGCGTTTCGATACGAAATGTCGTAAAGAAGGTCATGGTTCTTTGTTGAAATTAACTCCATCGGCCAATTAGTTATTCGGCTATCTGAAGAAATGGGGTAGATATTCTTTTCATTGCAAACAGCTTTAAGTTTCCCATATGGTATATGAGGCAAGACCACTTTGTAATCTCTTGTTAGCCCAGTTTCATCATTGAACATATCTTTTGTAAAGTTTTGTTCTCTGAG